TCTTTATAACCATTAGTAAATGTAATTTGATCAGCAGTTTCACTTGCAACAGCACTTGGTGTGCCTGTAGCTCCTGAAGTTTGGCCTGTAATTACATTTGCACCACTAAATGCTGTACGATTACCATTACTGTCAACGCCTTCATCATTAAATCTTGTTTGTATGTAATGTAATATTCTATTTGTAGCGTCCCATTCAACTACTTTACCAACAGCACCTGTTGTTGATTGATTTATTTCTTCATCTGTTTGAAAAGATCCTGGTGTAGGCGATGCTGCTAAACGTACAGCTTTTGTTGCACGTAATGTTGTAGCAGAAGCCGCAGAACCTCCTGAAAAAGGATTTCTGATTAATACAATTCTTCTAAAATCGTTTTCTGCTGTAAAGTCGCCTGTGTTTGTAGATTCTGTTCCTTCTAAACTTACGTTTAACATTACAAAGAATCCACCCAATTGTGATACTGCATTAAATCCGTGTCCACCTTTTGGAGGAATAATTACATCTATTTCTGCACCAGTTAATCCTGTTGCACCTGCTGATACTATATCAGCATTTCTAATATAAGCAATTGTATAACCTGTTCCAGCGTTTGTAATTGTTACTGAAGTTACTGCACCTCCAGAAACTACTACTGAAACTGTACCACTTGAACCATCTCCTCTTACAGAAATACCTGTGTATGTTCCGTTTGAACCACCTGTACCTGCTGATTTAATTTTTACAATGTTAATTGCACCATCAACGGCAGCAGATGAAACTGTAGAATTAGTTTCAACGGCCATAAAGTCTGTTGATAAAAAGTTTGCTTGTTGTGTAGCAGATAAAGTGTACATATATTTCCACTTATATCCGTCAGCAGTTGTTAAAACTGATGTTGATGTACCTGTTGGTTCAACTGTTGAAGCTGCGTTACCGTTGTTATCTAAACATTTATAAACGTTTCTTGCTGATGTTAATACATAAAACGTAGCATCAAATAAAGTTGTTGCACCACTATTTGCTGTTTGAATTGTTGTTGTGCCTGTAATACGATTACCATAATCGTGTCTGTAATAATCATAAACTGTAGATGTTGCCCAATTTCTTCTTGGTATAACATATGAAACGTCTGATGATGTAATTTTTTTAACTGCCAATAAATCATCAAAAGTATTAAATTCTTCTATGATACTATCTGCTGGTGTAATTGCAGCCGAGTCTGTACCTTGATTTTCTGTTCTTAAATCACCTCTTGTTTGTGTTGCAAAGGCCTGAGGTCGGCCGATACCTAGGTAATATACTTCTGGTGAGGCTTCAGAAAACGATTCACTAAACTGTTCAGCGTTGTTGATTCTGAATTTATTTGTTATAATTGCTGGCATATTTTGTTATTCTTTCTTACTATTTATACGAGTTTTCTTAATGTTACACCTTTGGGTTATTTGTTTTTATTTGTGCAATTCTAGCTTTCCAACTATCAATACCATTGTCATAAATTTCTTCTAGTTGTTTATCTAAAGGACCATATAGATTTTTTCTAGTAGCTTTAATTACTTCATTTTGTTCAATGATATTAGCTTGTGCTTCAAAAGCATCTAGTTGTGCCATTGTAGGTTTAGGAATATCAAGATTCCACTCAGCTATAAATACTCCATTACCATCTGAGTTGTCTTGTAATCTTACGTCTTTAAGAAAATCTATTTCTCTATTTGCGTATAGTTTTATTTTAGTTAATAAGTTTGACATATTATGCTCCTATTAATTTGTATCCGCCAAAAACAAGACCCTGCAAATCTAGTGTTCCACCAGAATTTTGTAAACCAAACATTTCAACATAATCACTAGTTCCATTTAATTCTATTGTAAAAGCCATATAAGCTGAATTAACATTTTGATTTACTATTCTTACTAATGGATCAACAGCAGAACCATTTTTATAAAATCTAATTCCTAAATTGTCAAAATCAGTATCTGTACTTGATTTTAAACAACCATAAATAAAATATTTACCTGAAGTAGTTGGTGTAAATCTTGAACTACTATAACAATTATCTGTATCAAAAATTTCAGTTGGTATACTCATTTTAGTCCAAGTGCTATTAGCAACTGAAGTATTTGTAGCATCTTGTGCATGAAAAGCTGGAGTATTGCTGGCAACTCCTGATGGCAACGCTGATGGCCCACTAGCAGTAATTAAATTAGCAAAACTTCTTGTAATTGTTCCCATATGTTATAAGTATCGTACTTGTATTTCAGCAGACGCCGCTGGCGCTACTTGAAAAGTTATTGTTGCAACATTGTATAGTCCTGTATTTGTAATTGTATAATCACTTGTAGGTACTAAACAAATACCATTTACATAAACTAAAATGTCATTTACATTTCTACCATTATTTATTGAGTAAGTTACAGTAGAACCATCACCTGTAAAAGTATCAGTAATAGAACCTAAAACTATTGTATTTCCCATATATGCGTGATTTTGACAAGCATAATAAATTTTAGAATTAGAATTTGCCGGTACTTTAATGTATAATGTACCTGCTATTTGTGGGCCTACAGCGCCTGTTGTAACAGTACCATTTGTTGATACGTGTACTAAACCTGTTGTATATGGATTAGCAGGACTATAACTTACAGGATATGGTCCTGAAGGATTTGGTATTGTTTGTAGAAAGAAAGGGTGTCCTGCTACATTTAATTTGAAAGCATATGTTTGTCCAGATTTTAAATATAATGTAGGACTACTTCCTGTGTAATGTGAATTAAAAAGATAATAACCTCCACTATGATCTACATCAAATACTGCTGAAGCAGGTAAATAATTATCAGCGTAAAAATCATCAGTTAATCTTGTTTCAATTGTATTGTTAGCATCATTAACAGTTGTTGTAATTCCATTTGTGCCTACAAATCCTAAAGTATCTGTAGATAAATTTATTGTTCCTATTGTAGATGTATTATCTCCTACAATTAACGTAGCACTGCCGCCACTTTGATTACCTGGTTCGTATCGACCTGTTGAACTATTAAAAATTAAAATTTGGCCGTTTGTAGGATTTGTAGGGCCTACATCCGATAAATCTTTTATACTAGAGTTTTCAGAAAGTATTTCATTCCAAGAACTTGAATCTGCAAAGTAAGCCTTAGCTGTACCAATTGTTGTTGCAAACATTCCCTCGTAAGTTGTGCTATTAGGTAATCCAGCAAAGTTTACATAATTAAATCTTGCTTTACTTCCTGAACCTGTTAAATCTATTGTACCTGTTCCTGATAATGCAGAAGTGCCTGTTAAATTTAAATTAGCAATTGATGTTGTAGCGGCCGCACCTAATGTAATAGTACTTGTACCGATTGCAACGGATGAATTTGCTAATTGTGCATTTGACACACCTGCTGATTTAATTGTAACATCACCACTTGTAACTGTGAAACTGGCCGTATTAAATGTTGCAACACCAGCATTAGATGAAGTTGCTAATTCAGCAGAAATAGTTAATGAACTTGCACCTACTGTAGTATTAATTCCTTCGCCTGCTAAAAATTCTAATTTGCCACCTAATGATGTTGAGTTTACTGTTGATGATTCATCAGAAAATTGTATAAAAGGATTTGCTAAATTTGCATTTGTAATTCCTGCTGAACCACTTAAATTTGTATTTGTAAGGCCTGATATTGTATTACTTGCAGCCGCAATAGTTTTATTTGACAATACATTAGATGATGTGGATGTAACAACCGTATTATCTAATTGTATATTAATTGTATCGCCTTGACTTACTGTAGTTGTAATACCATCATTACTTTTAATTTTTAAAGTGCCACCTAATGCAATAGAAATAGCAGAAGAAGAATCATCTCTTATACTAAAACTTGAATTTGTTAAAGAAGAATTGCCAATATTTGATAATGTATTATTTGAACCACTGATTGTTTTATTAGAAAGAGCTACCGAGTTAGCAGATGTTACAATAGCAGTTACACCAGATAATAAATTTAATTCTGTTGGTGTTGCTGTTAGTGTAATAGATGAACCATTACCTAATGCTGTATAGATTTCGTTAAAGTTATCATTAATAATTGTACCACCAGCACGTAGATTACTACCCGTTCCGTCGTTTGCTGTTGAACCTATATTAATTATTTGTTTGGCCATTGATTAATCTTTCTCTATATTTATAATCATTTTAAGGTGTTGTATCATCAAAAGTTATTGGATTGTTATCTGTATCAATTGTTTGGTCAAATTTAACAACCGTATTATCAAATTGATTAAATGGTGCGATTATATAAACTTCACAAGGTATTGTTAATTTTGTTTTAACTAATCTACCTAATTCAGTAGAACATAATAAAAATGTATTGTCGTGTCCATCTAAAGATGATCTTGTACCAAAAGTTAGATTTGAACCGATTTCTGCAATTGAATAGTTTGTGGCCACTGTTCTACTGAATGATCTTAGTGCTTCTCTATTAATTGTTGCATAACGTGGGCCAGCATAACCAAATCCTTGTGCAATTGTTACACCATTAAATGTTCCTCTTACACGTGAAAGATATTGAATATTGATAGGAGCTCTTGAAAGTGTTACATCTCTTGTTGATGAACTAAAAGGAGAAATTGTTGAAGTATTTAAATCAGCGGCCTCACCTACTTTAGGTGTAGCTCTTAAACTTGTGCCATCATCAATCGTTCCTAATCTTCTACCAAATATTGTAGAGAATAATGTATTTACAATTGATAAGAATGGATCTTCTAAAACTCCTGAAACAGCACCACTTACAGGTGTTGATATACGAGCACTCAATCTTGTTTCAATATCGACTTGTCCTTCAAAATAAAAACCAGAAGTGTGCATTGTTTTTTTGAAATCATCTCGCCAGTCTGCAATAGAACGGCCTACTTTTATAACATAAGAAAAATCTTGATAGTATAAACTATCTTGTATGTTCATTGTATTTTCAGAAACAAATCCATCTTCGTTTATAAAACGGCCATCTAAATCCGCAACAGCACCTACTGTTAATGTGGCAGTTGTACCATCTAATTTGGTAATTGTAGCTGAACCAGAAGAACCTGTAACAACACTATTTAAATTTATTGTACCAGAATTATTTTTTAATATTAATAATCCTCTTGCTGAATCGAAACTTACAACAGTAGCTGTAATGCCTCCTGTTATAGAAACATTTGTATTTGCCACGAAAGTTCCTGTTACACTTGTTACAATACAGTTTTTGAAAAAATTTAGTACAGGTGGTGTTGGTGCTAATTGATGATTAATTCCTAATTCAACCAAATTTAAATCTAATACTCTACCTATTTCATCACCATAAGCTTTTAAAATTGCATTTACACCACCTGATGTAATTGAAACTGTTGGTAATGATGTATAACCTAAACCTTGATTATATAAAAATATATCTGTTATATCTCCCACATCTGTGCCTGACTCTTGTACAAATTTATCTCCAAAATAAGTATCGTCTTGTGTTGTAGCACCTTCTAATACTATATGATCTTCTGTTGAACTTGTACTATCTTCAGGTGTAAATCCTCCATTAACGACTGAAATAAATCCTGCTGCGCCTGCACCATTTGTATTTGTATTTGTAAAAACTAAATCATCACCTATAGAATAACCGGCACCAGGATTATCTATAACTATTTCTGTAATACTACCTGAACCAATAGTTTTAGTTTGAATAATTGCTCCTTCACCACCACCTGTAACTGTTACAGCTTCAGCAGCAGAATGTAAAGAACCATCATTAGTAATTACTTTTGAAGCAGGAATACCTGTAATAGTTGCTTTAATTAAATTATCATCTTGATCATTTAATGTTCCTCTTATTTCTTCACCAACACTAAAAGTTCCTAAAATACTATCTGAATTTAAAACAAATTCTGAAACACTTGAAGTACCAATTAAAAAAATAGTTACACTTTCAACTATAGCTGTAGCGTTTGAAGTTGAACCAGTTATTGTTCTACCTACTAAATCTGAAGTATTTCCAGTAGGATTAATTGCTCTTAAAACTTTATTTGTTGTAAATTTACCATCAGAAACACGTAATATATTTTCACGAGGATAAAATGTTTCAGATACTTCATTAAATAATAATCTAAAAAAAGTTTCGTGTCCTTTTTGTGTACCTTTAGCTTGATATAATGATTTAATATTTTTAATTAAATTTCTTTTATTAACACTTGTATTTAAATTTTCAGGTAATGTAGTTAAAAATTCATTTCTAAATTGTGTTAAAAAATTTGATATTGCTTTATCAGGATCTCTAAAGTTTAATAACTCTTGTATATTGTTTACAGGATTAGGTTTATAATTATTAATTACAGCACTTGCGTTTGAAGATAATCCTAAAATAGTTTCGCCTATTATAAATTTATCTTGTGCTACTATGAATAATCTATTGTTATCTAAATCTTCTGTAAATACAGTTGAGGTGGCCTTTGATGTTTGTCCTTGTATAATTTCGCCTCTAGTAAATTTACCAAAAGAAGAACTTTCTAAAATTATTTTGTCTCCTTCATCTAAAGGAGTAATATCTGAATCTATACGAGAACCATCTAATAATAATTTATTATTTTGTCCTGTTTGTGTTTCTAATTGTATACCATCTGTTGTTTGAATAGAAGTTACCGATAATTCGGCAGCTTCCATAAATGTGTAATATGTTTTTAGAAATTGTAAAAATTTAGGATGATCGTCAAGTACAAAATCAGGTACTTGTGAACCTATAAGACTTGAAAGTTTGTCTTTAAATGTAGCCATATTAATTAATAGCTAGTTGCTGTTGAATAACCTATACC